CAGGTCACACCGTCCCGCCGGGGTGTCCTGACCGTCACCGACCAGTGCACGGTCCAGGGAGCGCACGCCTCCCACGACACGGAGGCCGGGCACTGCCACGGACGCATCCGGGGCAAGACCGACCAGGGCACGCTGTCCGCCCAGGTCCACCCCTGCCCGGCGGAGGCGGAGCACTCCCTCCACACCTGGATCTGGTCCGGGCTCAACGTGTGGTGCCGGGGCCGGGCCTGCTTCCCGAAGGCCCAGGAGCGCCCGTGCCCCCGAATCCTGATGCACGACGCGCACGTCCACTCCGTCCCGATCGATGAAGACCGGTCGGTGACGTACCGGTGCCCGGGGCGTGGTCCGCTGGTCCCGGCGGGGCCGGACCGGCACGCCTGACCCCTGGTCATGGCACAACTGTCCTAATTCGGACTAATGGAACGAGGTGGACTGTGGGTAACCCCTTCGCCAACCCGAAGCTGGAGGGCCGGAACGGGGAGATCTGGCGCTTGTACTGCTCCGGGATGACCCAGGAAGCCCTGGCGGAGAAGTACAACCTGACCCAGGGCCGCATTGCCCAGATCGTGGCGGCGGTCCGTGCCCAGATCCCGGAGACCGACCGGGCGGCGCTGATCCAGCGGGAGCTGGACCTCATGGACATGAACCGGCTGGCCCTGATGGAGCTGGCCATGGCCCCGCTCCCGCCCGCCTTCGACCAGAAGGGCAACGTGCTGATAGACCCGGGCACGAAGAAGCCCGTGCTGGACATCACGGGCCGGGTGACCGCCATCAAAGCAGCCCAGGAGGTCCAGCGGGACCTCCGTAAGCTCCTGGGCCTGGACCAGCCGCTGAAGGTGGACGCCACCGTCACCGACGCCGCTGCTATTAAGGCCGCTGAGCTGGCGGCGGAGGCCGCCGCGTACATGGCCGGAGGTGAGCCGGAATGACCTGGCTTCTGGCGCTCCTGGTGGCGCTGCTGGCCGCCTTCGGCGTGGACCCGTGCGTGGCGGAGGGTCCGGAGGGGGTGTGCGTGCCCGCCAGCCAGGCCGGGTGAACCGGGAGGAGATCCTGGCCGCCGCGAAGGAGGCCCACGATGCGGTTTGCCGATGCGACCCCCGTTACCTGATGTCCTGCCCAAAGATGGCCCAGGCCATCCTGAACACGGGTAGGCCCCGGTGACCTGGCACAACCAGCGTTTGACGCTGCGCTGGTGCGATGAGACCGGGTACTGGACGCTCCGGCGTGGCACGTACCGTGTCGCGTCGTCAGCGGACTGGCCGGAGTTGTACGAGCTGTGCCTACGCATAGCCAACCGCGAGCGCGCCGCCGCCCGGAGGGAGGCGTATCTCCATGGCCGACCAGCCAAGGTGTGAGGCCACCGGGAAGATCGTCTATCCGTCCTGGAAGGCGGCCACGTTCGCCAACATCACTCACAAGGCCCACGGCGTGGGCATCTACACCGTTTATCAGTGCCCGAAGTGCCGACACTGGCACCTGGCCACCCGGGGCAACTGCCACAGCAAGTATCGAAAGATGCCGATCGGGAACAAGCACCGATCCAAAGCGAACCGGAGGTAGCCCGTGCCACGCATGATCCGCCCGCCTGGCGGTCCCCCACCGTCGAACCCGGAGCCCTACAAGGACCCGGGCAAGGCGGTGTGTGGGCTGTGCAAGGTCACCAAGACCAGCCTCCACACGTCCCGGGGCTTCATCCGGGCGTGCCTGGTGTGCGATGGCGTCGGACGGTGGCCGGGCCGGTGACCCAGTGGGACGCGGCGTGGCGTGGCCGCCTGCACACGAAGCTGATGGAGATCCCCTTCCACCAGCCCCACGAGCAGGCGGCCATACGCCGCGCCATCTGCCAGCATGACCCGGTGGCCTTCGCCATGATCTACCTCCGGGATCACCTGGTGACGGAGGAGACCAGCAACCGGATGACCTTCTCCGATGTCCACTACGAGTGGGCGGCGCTGGCCCAGGGGTGGCGGGAGGGTCTGAAGGACCAGCCGGAGCAGGACCGACACGCCTTCATCGCGCCGCGCGGCATGGGCAAGTCCACCTGGTGGTTCCTGATCCTGCCCCTGTGGGGTGCCGCCTTCGGCCACGTCCAGTTCGCGGCGGCCTTCGCCCACGCCGCCAGCCAGGCCGAAGCCCACCTGAAGACCTTCAAGCACGAGCTGGACCACAATGCCCTGCTCCAGCATGACTTCCCGGACCTGTGCACCCCGCTCCGCAAGCCCAGCGGCGCGACCGTGGCGGACAACATGGGCATGTTGCGGATGCGGAACGGGTTCGTGTTCGCCGCGCGGGGCATCGACGCTTCCAGTCTGGGCATGAAGGTGGGCAAGCGCCGCCCGGACCTGCTCATCCTGGACGACGTGGAGCCGGACGAAGCGTCGTACTCCAAGGACCTGTCCGTGAAGCGCCTGGGTACCATCCTGGACGCGGTCTTCCCGCTCAACATCTACGCCCGGGTGGTCATGGTCGGCACCGTGACGATGCCGGGCAGCATCATGCACCAGCTCGTGAAGGCCGCCGCCGGGAAGCTGGAGGACGATGGGAAGTGGGTCACGGAGGCCAAGATCCAGGCGCACCACCACCACCCGATCACCTACACCCCGGAGGGGGAGGAACGCTCCGTATGGCCCGCCAAGTGGCCGCTGGCGTGGCTCCAGTCCATCCGGCACACCCGGCAGTACGCCAAGAACTATGCCAACGACCCGATGGCGCGGGAGGGCCTGTACTGGCTGAAGGAGGACTTCAGGCTGGACGACCCGGCCGCGCCGCTGGTGTGTACCCGGGTACTGCTGGCCGTGGACCCGGCAGTCACCCGGTCAAAGACTTCGGATTTCACTGGCCTGGCCGTTGTCGGGTATGACCCGCTCCGGAAGAAGTGCCTGGTGCTGGACGCCTGGGGGGTCAAGCTCACCGGCACCCCGCTGCGCACCTTCGTGGTGGAGCGCATCCTCCCGGCGTACCCGGAGGTCAAGCTCATCCAGGTGGAGACCAACCAGGGCGGGGACCTGTGGGCGGAGGTCTTCGGATCGATCCCCGGCGTACGGTACAGGCACCACACGGCCACGGTGTCTAAAGAGATCAGGTTTGCCGCGAACCTGACACACTGGCAGCGTGGCCGCGTCCTCATGGCCCGGGAGATCCCGCGCCTGATGGAGGAGGCGGTGGCCTTTCCGAACGGCGCGTACGACGATGTCATAGACGCGGCGGTGGCAGGCGTGGACCGGTTCCTTCGGTCCGGCCAGAAGATCAAGGAATCAGTACATACCTATGTCTAGGAGGACACCGTGAGTGCCACGGACCTGATCACCGGCTGGCGCGCCATGGAGGCCGCCCTCCCGGGCTACCTGACGGCGGAGACCTACTACGAGGGCACCGCCCCGGAGGTGTTCGCCTCCGCCCGCATCGCTGGCCGCCTGAAGGACACCGCCGGACGGTACCGCTTCAACCTGGCCAAGACCCCGGTCCGGGTGCTGAAGGACAAGGTGCGCCTGGCCGCCGTGACGTCCCAGGACGATGCCGTCACGGAGCGCATCGACCAGATCAGCACGGCCAACAACATGGACGTGGAGTTCCCGGACCTGGTCCGGTTGGCCCTGGAGTACGGGGACGCCTACCTGATGGCGTGGCCGGTGGACCCGGAGGACACCCCGGACGACGTCCAGCCGGACCCGGAGCTGGAGCAGGCCGCCGTGGAGCTGGTCGTCCACAACCCGAAGCACTCCCGGATGATGTACGACCCGTCCAACCGGCGGCGGAAGTGGTTCTGGGCGAAGCGCTGGTGCGTGGACCGCCCTGGGGACACGTTCGTGTGGCGAGTGGATCTCTGGTACGCCGATCGGGTGGAGCACTGGGTCAGCCTGACCTCAGACAACCTGGCGGAGGCCAGCGGGTGGACGGAGTTCACCGGGTTCGCGGACGTGCCGGAGTCGGCCGTGGAGGCGGCGGAGGACAACCCGTACGGGGAGATCCCGGCCTTCCACTTCCGCACCGCCCTGCCCTATGGCGTGCCCGTCCACCGGGACGCCTACGGTGCCCAGGACGCGGTCACGAAGCTCCTGTGCGTGGAGCTGGACTCCGTGGACGCCGTGGGCTACCCCGCGCGCTTCGCGCTGACCGACGCCGGGGCGGAGCTGGACCAGGCCACCGATGACCCGGACTTCCCGTCCGGGGACGACGCCAACGCTCCCGCCGCCGGGGACCGCCTGGCATCGGAGTCCAACCTCCGGACCGGACCGGGCACGCTGTCCTACCTCCACGGCGTCAAGACCCTGGTCCAGTTCGACCCGGCCGACCCGAAGACCCTGCTGGACCCCACGGAGTTCTTCATCCGCCTGATGGCCCAGCAGACCAACACCCCGATGAACTTCTTCGACCCCGCCGGGGAGGTTCCCTCCGGGGAGTCCCTGAAGGTCAAGCTGGCCCCGCTGTACGACCACGCGAAGGACCTCCAGACCAGCTTCACCGCCCCCACCCTGGAGTCCTGGAAGTTCACCTTGAAGCTGGCGAAGGTCAGCGCGGGCACGCTGGAGGTGCGCTGGGTGCCGGTGGAGGTGGCCAGCGGGAAGGAGGACTGGGAGACCATCGGCCTGAAGCAAGGCGCGGGGGTGCCCCAGTCCCAGACCCTGGTGGAGGCCGGGTACGAGCAGGAAACGGTGGACACTTGGCTGGACGATGAGGCAGAGGACATGGACCTCATGCGCCGTGCTGACCTCATGGTGAAGGTGGCCGACGCCGCCCAGAAGCTGGGCGCGGCGGTGGGCTCCGGCGTGATGAACGCGGAGCAGGCCCAGCAGGTGATTGCCATGCTGATGGGCGTCCAGGAGGAGGCGGTGGAGGGTCCGCCGGACCCGGTGGCGCTGGCTGAGGCCCAGGCTAAGGCGAAGGCCGCCGCCAACCCGGGCACCAAGGACGGCAACCAGGGCCGCGCCGGAGGTGACCAGGCATGACCCCGGAGCAGCGCCTGGCGCTGGCCGAAGACCAGGACGCGGAGGCCCTGGAGTTTGAGCTGGAGGCGGAGAAGGCGGTCACCGGCGCGTACGTGGCCGCCGCCGCCACGGCCGTGGCCGGGATGCTGGCCGCCGGGGCCGCCCTCCAGGCCGGTCAGATCGGCGTGAGCGTGCTCCGGGACATCCTTCACCGGCTCATCGGCACCCAGCGCGCCCGGCCCCCGATGGCCCCCGCGCTGACCGTCTGGGTGTTTGACGGCATCACGCTGGGCCGCGCCCAGGGGTTCCAGGCGGCGGGGAAGAAGTGGCGTCCGCTGGACGGGGCGTCCATCCCGGACCCTGACCTCCGGTCCGCTCCCGCCGACATGGACCGCACCACCCAGGCCATCCTGGATGAGGCGGACCGGCTGGCCGATGACCTGGACCTGGCGGAGGAGTCCAACGTCTTGACGGTCGCCTCCAAGGTGACCTCCAGCGGCAAGCAGGCGGAGGGGGCCACCCGGTGGGCCGCCAACCGGGCGATCAACGCGGGGATCTCCGACGCCGCCCGCCGGATGGGGATGGACCTGCTCTGGGCGGCGGAGCGCAACGCCTGTCTGAAGTGCCTGGCGTACTCCGGCCTGACCGTCAAGCCCGGGGAAGTCTTCCCGGTGGGCCTGACCCTGGGCACGGGCAAGTCCACGCTGGGCGGCATCCCGTACCCGCCGCTGCACCGGTACTGCCGGTGCCGGGTCCGGCCGTACGCCGGGCCGGACGCCACCCAGAAGGGCACGGACGAAGCGTCCGGTCTCCAGCGGGAGGCCAACCGGACCGTGGCCCGTGGCTGGTCGGATTACGCCAGCCAGCCCGAACGGCTCCGGGCGGTGGACCTCCTCCTGAAGCGGGGCTTCATGCTCCCGAAGACCGTGCTGGCCCGCGCGGAGCGGGACCTCCGCCGGGGGACGTTCAGCCAGCGGCAACGCCCACGCACCACCCTTAGCGCCTGATGACCTACCCTGTACACATCCGAACAGAAGGAGGCACCGATGTCCGGTGACGACATTAACCCGATTGTGGACCCCGACGACGTCAACCCCGACGACCCGGATGACGGCGGGGAGGAGTACACCCCGCCGACGAAGGAGGAGTGGGAGAAGGTCCAGCGCACCCTGAAGGCGCGCAAGGCGGACGCCGCCACCGCCCGCCGGGAGGCCGCCGCCGCGAAGGAGGCCGCCGCGAAGGGCAAGGACGGGGCCGCCGACGACACCGCCAAGCAGGAAGCCCAGGCGGCCAGCGACAACCGGGCGCGCCGCAGCGCTGGCATCACCGCGCTGGTGGAGGCGGGCATGACCAAAGCCCAGGCCAAGGACGCGCTCCCGCTGATGAAGCTGGACAAGCTGGCCGTGGACCAGGACGGGGACGTGGACGATGACGACCTGTCGGACGCCGTGGACACGCTGAAGGAGAAGTTCCCGGGCCTGTTCGCCAAGGACGGGACTGCCCGCCCGAAGGCCCCGAAGGCGCGGACCGCTGACGGGGGCGGCCGGGACGGCGGCACGAAGACCGCCACGGACCGCACCACGGCGCGCCTGATGAAGGCCGCCGGTTTCTGACCGAAGTGGACTGGCCCGTGTAACTTTACGTATATGACATGGACATGCGGTAAAGGGCACACGGGCCAGTTCTCTGTCCGGACCAGGAAGGATGGACGGACCTGGAATGAGTGCCGATCTTGTGTGCGTGCCCGGGAAAATGCGGGGTATGCCGATGACCCGGTAAAAGGGAGAGCTAAGACAAAAGCCTGGAGGCAGGCCAATCCTGGATATGACATCGCATATCGCGAAGATCACCGGGAGTACCACCGGCGGAAGTCAGCGGAGTGGTACCGGCGCAACCGGGACTTCGTGATCCAGAAGACCCGACTCCGAAAGCTGAAGCTGGATCAAGGCGACTTGACCCCAGCACAGTGGCGTATGATAGTTGAACTGGCTAGCGGATGCTGCCTCCGATGTGGTCGTGATGACCGCCCCCTGACTGTTGATCACATAGTGCCGCTCTCCCGTGACGGGAAGCACACATTGACCAACGTCCAGCCGCTTTGCGATGAATGCAATAAGCGGAAATTCACGAAGACCACTGATTACCGCCCCTCTACCTGGGCGGTTTACTAAGGAGAGCAGTAGCTATCGCGAGAGAGACGTTCGAGGACTGGATCCCGGTCGAGACCGGTGACGTCGCAATCCAGGCCCTCATGCAGACTTCCGCCGTGGCCTCCCTGGCCACCGTGGAGCGCATGGCCAGCGACACCAAGCAGATCCCCCGCTCCGGTGACTTCGCCATCGGAGCGGTGGCCAAGGGTGCCGCGTACGGCGAGACCTCCGGCACCAACGATTACGTGGAGCTGATCGCCCGCAAGGTCGGCGGCGTCCTCCGCGTGGCGGAGGAAGACCTCATGGACTCCCCGGTGGAGATCCTGGAGACGAAGCGCCAGGGTGCCGCGCGCAACATGGCGAAGTTCTTCGACAACGCCACCCTGGCCACGTCGGCGGCGGCCAACGGCACCACGGTCCTGTACACCTCCGTGTACAAGTCCGTCCGGACCACGGACTCCGCCACGTCGTACACGGCGGACACCAACTACGTCAGCGGCTCCGCGACGTACGCCAACCTGTCGGCCACCCTGGCGAAGGTGGAGCAGGGTGACTTCTGGGATGAGTCGGGGATCACGATCGTGGCCCACCCGGCCTTCCTCCAGTCGCTGCGCGGGGTGCTGGACACCCAGGGCCGCCCGATCTTCTTCGACGGCCAGGGCACCACGCCCTCCACCCTGTTCGGTCACCGCATCCGGTGGTCGCTGGGCGCGAAGGTGTCGGCCACCAACACGGCCACCCCGACCGGCAACCCGATCATGGTGATCGGTAACTGGAACTTCGCGTTCCAGGGCCTGGCGAAGCTGGCCCCGCACATCGCGAACAGCAACCCGGGCTTCATGCTCCAGCGGGCGGCCACCGGCGTGGGCTTCCTCACCGATGAGGCCCTGATGAAGGCGGCCATGCGCCGCGCCTTCGTCCTGGGCTACCCCCAGGCGTTCGCGGTCTTCGAGAAGACTTCCTGACCCACCCCCGGGTAAGCGGATGAGGGGCGGCACCGCATCACCGCCCCTCATCCCCACCCTGACGATCGGGAAGGAGTAACGATGCCGCGTAAGAAGGAACCGAAGAACGTCCCGGTGACCGCCATGCCCACCGCCCAGGAGGTCCAGGCGCGCCAGCCGGAGAATGTCCCGGCGGACGACCGGTACCACAAGCACTTCGTGGTGTCTGCGTCGTCGGAGGACTGGGAGGCCCCGGTCCACGACTCCATGCACAACGCCAACCGGCTGGCCATCCTGGAGGAGGCCATGCACCACGGGCTCCACCCCCAGGGTGAGGCCCGTTACGACGGGCACGAGCTGATCCCGGGCAACCGTGGTCGGCACACCACCAAGCTGTTCTACAGCGTGGACGTGGTGCCCGCCGACCAGGCGGACGCTCCGGCCACGGTCACCGTGTCCAAGGTGCTGGCGGCGCACGGCGGCAAGTCCCAGGCGGAGTAACCAGGGACCGGCGGGACGGGGGTTGTGCCTCCTTCACCCGTCCCGCCACCGAAGGAGGAGACCATGGCCTGGGCCACCGAAGCCAACGTGCTGGCGCTGACCGGCAAGACCGTGACCGCCCAGACGGTGGCGGAGGCGTCGGCCGTGATCGACATCTACGCCAACCGGACGGAGGACGCCTCCGGCGGGATGAGCCCCCGTGACCTGGGGTGGTTGACCCGCGCGTGCGCCTTCCAGGCCGCGTGGATGCCGACCCAGCCCGGGTACCACCAGCGCAACAGCTACAGCGAGATCACTCAGGACGGGATGCAGATCATCTACGGGAAGGAGTGGCAGATCAGCTTGGCTCCGCTGGCCGCCCGTGCCCTGAAGAACCTGTCCTGGAAGGCCACCCGCACACTGCGAACGGTCAGTGTGCGTACGCCGATGGGCTGGCAGGGTGACCCGCTCCAGGAGCAGTACGACCAGCTCCAGACCTGGGTACCGTTCAGCATCGGCGAGCCCAGCGGCTATCCGCACGCCCGGGAGGCGTGAGGTGTACGCCCACGCCACCACCACCGTGTCCGTGCTCCGGGGCTCCTCCACCGATGGCTTCGGCGACACCGTGTCAGCGGACACCGTGGCCGCCTCCGGCATCCCGGCCTCCATCCTGGAGCAGCGCCGGACCGTCTACACCCCGGCGGACAACCGGGTCCAGCAGGTCCTGTACTACCTGGGCCGCGTGCCTGGGGACACGGACGTCCAACTCACGGACCGCATCCTGGACGAAGTGACCGGGGACGTGTACCGGGTGGACAGTTCATCCCGGGTCGGTAGCCCTGTGACCATGAATGACCTAAGGTTGGACCTACGAAAGGCAAGCTGAGCGCACCCCCGGCCGACGAAAAGAAGGCCCGCGCGAAGCACCCCCCACCAGGCCGAAAAGGCGGTGATCTCCAGTGGCACGCAGACGTGTACGTCTGACTATCGACCCCGATGGATGGAAGCTCCTCCAGCTCCGGGTCCACCAGCTTGTCACCCAGATCACCGATGACGTGTACTTCACCGCGCGCTCACTGGTCCCCGTGGACACGGGAGAGCTGATGGGCACGCTGCGCGTGACGTACCCCGCCTGGAACCGTGGCCGCGTCTGGGTGGGCTCCGATCACTGGTCGTACAACGAATACGGCACCAGCCGGATGGACGCCCAGCCCTTCATGCGCCCGGCCATCTATCGTCTCCGCCTGTCGGACCTGGAGGGCTGACCCGTGGCACTGCTCCGCCCCACCTCCGAACTGGTGGCCGTGTACTGGCTGAAGGGCCTGTCCGGTCTGGGCAACCTGGTGGCCACGGAGCTACCGGCCAGCGCCGCCTCCTGGTCGGCCAGCGGGTTCACCCAGGTCTCCGGCGTCGTCGGCGGGACGCCCTCCATTGACTACGCCCTGGCCAACCCGGTGGTGTCGCTGGACTTCTGGGCGAACGCCCCCGGCTCCGGCCGCCCGCCGTGGAACAAGGCCAACGTCCTTGCGGAGGTGGCCCGCGCGGGGATGCTGGACCACCCGGCCGTGCCGCGCCTGCTCGTGCTCCCGGCCGCGTACAACAACGCCCGGGTCATCACCGTGTTCCCGCTTCAGGAGCCCCGCAAGGTGCGCGACGATGACGCGGAGTTCGCCCGGTACACCATGGACTCCCGCTTCTCCTGGGTGGAGGTACCCAAATGATCACATACACCCCGGGTGAGGGCGGCGGGTCCGGCATCGCGCTGGTGTCCTTCGCCTGGCCGACCAACGACACGGGCGGTAAGACGCTCCGGGTCATGCAGGACGCCGCTGTGGGCGCTCTGAGGGACGCGGGGTACACGAGCACCGTCCGACCCGCTTTCCACGCTCTGGTGCCCGCTGAGGGCGGCGGGTACACGTTCCAGTTCACCGCCCCGGCCGCCCCGCCGGAGCCCGCCCAGGAGGTAGCGCCGTGAAGGTCCGCACCACCATCGCGCCGGACCAGGTTCTGGAGGTAGATCCGGTGGAGGCGCGCCAGCTCCGCCGCCAGGGCCTGCTGATTGAGGACCCGTACACCGGAGAGATCCCGGCCGCCAAGCTGGCCGCCGACCAGAAGAAGGAGGGCCAGGAGTAATGGCCATCGACGTTACTAACCTCATCGCCGGACCAGGCCGCCTGCTCTGGGGGTCCTTCGGTGCCACGGAGCCCGCCAGCTCCACCATCAACGCGGCCTACAGCGGGTCCGCGTTCACGGACGTGGGCGCGACCCAGGACGGTCTCACGCTGAACGTGGAGCGGGAGTTCTTTGAACTGGAGGTGGACCAGGTCATCGACATCCCGGGCCGCCGCCTGACGAAGCGGGACCTCCAGGTCCAGACCAACATGGCGGAGCCCACGCTGGACAACCTGAAGCTGGCGCTGAACGGCGGCACCGTCACCGCGTCCGGGTCGTACGAGGAGTACGACCCCGCCGACGACACGGCGGCCACCCAGCCCGATTACAAGGCGCTGCTGGTGGAGGGCTTCTCCCCGAACGGTCTCCGCCGGTGGGTCTTCCTCCGCAAGGTTCTGTCCGTGGAGTCGATCGAGTCGGGGTACAAGAAGGACGGGCAGTTCCTGATCCCGGTCACCTTCTCGTGCCACTACGTGTCCGCCTCCATCAAGCCCTTCCGGATCATCGACCAGACCGCGTAACGGAGGGTCCGTCAGCGGACCCTCCACAGACCCTCCGGGTTTTCAGGCCACCTGACCAGGAGCCGGGAGGGTCTGGAGGGCCTTGAGGGTCTTTTTTCTACTTCCGCACATGGAGAAATATATTTCTCCGTACCTGTAACCACGTGATTACATGATCTTGCGTAGTACACGTGTTTTTTTACGTTAGAGGAGCGGGGGATCCTTCCCAGACCCTCCGACCCTCCCATGATCACGAAGGAGGCGCACCAAATGTCCGCTCTGATTGAGATTGTCACCGACCAGGACGCCATCGTGGAGATGGTGGACCTGTTCAGCATCGACGGCACCACGTACCAGATGCCTAAGGAGATCAGCGGGTCCGTCCCGCTGGAACTGCTCCACCGCATCCGCACGGAGGGGGAGCCCTCCGCCCTGTCCTGGATGCTCCAGGAGGTGCTGGGGGACACCGCGTACATGGCGCTGATGGGCTGCAAGGCCATGAAGCCCAACCAGTTGGGCGCGATCATGACCGTGGTCCAGGAGCGCGTCATGGGTGCCATGGAGGAGATCCGGGGGGAATGACCCGCCGGGCGGTCCAGATGATGTGGATCCTGGACCACCTGGCTGACCTTGACGCGGACTTCCGGGTGTTCTACCGGATGTCCTGGAAGCAAGCGGTGGCCGACACCACCGGGCCGGAGCTGATGGCGCTGGCCTGGAGGGTGTCGGTCTACCAGGGAGTGATGGCCGCCCGACACGCCGCCTGGCAGGCGGAGCAGGAGGCCACGGTCCGCCGGTCCACCGGCGGGCGGGAAGTCCACCAGGTGGTGGAGTCCACCCCCACCGCACTGGCCGCCAACATGGGGGACCTGTTCGACATCGGCTGACCGGAGGGGGCCATGGCAGAGGGATTCAAGATCGCGGACGCCTTCGTGGAGGTGGAGGCACGGCTGGACCGTGCCGCCTTCCAGCGGGAGCTGGAGGACGTGGTGGTCCGCGCCCAGCCCCGCGTGGAGCACGTCTCCCGTAACAGGCTGGGCAGGACCATGGGCAACTCCATGCTGTCCGGGGTCGCTGACGCGTTCTCCACGGGCCTGATCAAGACCCTGTCGGTGGGGTTCGCGGGTAGCGGCTCCCTGGCTACGGCTCTTGCTTCCAACCCGATCACCGCCGCCATCGGTGTGGCGGTGGGCGGGGCCATCGGCACCGCTGCTATCGGGGCTATCGCCTCCGTGGTCACCTCCGGCCTGGCCCTGCTGGCCGGGGCCGCCGTGCTGGGCATCGGTATAGCGATAGCCTCCCAGAATAAGAAGATCCAGAAGCAGTGGGAGAAGTCCTGGGGGTCCATCCAGAAGACCCTCCAGAAGACCGTCCAGCCCCTGATCAAGCCCCTGATAGAGGCCATGATCTCTCTGGATGAGATCGTGCGGGACCTCCGCCCGGAGATGACCGCGCTGTTTCGATCGGTGGCCCCGCTGCTGCGCATCATGACCGACGCCCTGGGGCCGACCCTCCGAGAAGTCATCGTCGGTCTGACCGACGCCATGCCCGGGATCAAGGCCGCGTTTGAGGGCCTGGGTGCCGCCCTGCCCCGGATCGGCAAGGCGGTAGGTGACTTCTTCCGGACGATCTTCCAGGACAAGGATCTGATCCGCCGCATGACGGAGGGTCTGGGGGACTTCATCGCGGGCCTGATCACCTGGTCCGGCAAGCTGATCCGCTTCTTCGCCATCCTCTGGGGCGCATTCACCAACTTCGTTACCCTCTTCAAGTCCGCCCTGTCCGGGGACCTGACTGACGCCCTGGCCGGATTCGAGTCGTTCACCGGCGGCGCGCTGGGCCGGATCGTCAACGCCTGGGCTCCGCTGCGCAAGGCCATCGGGGAAATCTGGGACGCCCTGGTCAAGTTCGCCAACGCGGACAACGAACTGGAGATGAGCAAGGCGTACGTCACGCTGGTGGACAAGATCAAGGCGGCGTGGGTGCCGCTGAAGGCGTTTATCAAGGTCATCTGGGATGAGATCCTGGCCGCCATCCAAAAGTGGTGGTCCGAAAGGTTCATGCCCTGGTGGGACAGCACCGCCAAGCCCTGGCTGATCGAGAAGATCAAGGGCATGGCGCGTGCCGCCTTCGAGTGGCTGAAGACCGAAGCGCTGAACAAGGCGAAGGAGGTCCCGGGCAAGGTCCTGGAGGGCATCAAGAACCTGGCCTCCCAGGTGAAGGCCAACATCGTGAGCCAGTTCGCATCGGCAGGCAACTGGTTGCTGAGCGCGGGTAAGGCCATCCTCCAGGGCCTGATTGACGGCGTGGCCTCCAAGATCAAGGATCTTAAGAACCTGCTCTCTTCCGTGACCGGGCTCATCCCGGACTGGAAGGGGCCGATGGAGAAGGACAAGAAACTCCTGGTCCCGACCGGTAAGGCCATCATGGGCGGCCTTCAGTCCGGGATGGAGTCCCAGCTCTCCTCCCTCCAGAAGTCCCTGGGCGGGCTCACCGCCGCCATCCCGGACATGGCCGCCGCCGGGCGCACGTCCGCGCCTGCCGGGGTGACCCTCAGCTTCGCGGGGGCCAACTTCTACGGCGTGCCGGAGCGGGAGTTCATCGCGATGCTGTTCGACCTGCTGAACCGGTACGAGAAGGGGTACAAGCGATGAGCTGGGGCACCGTGGAGCTGGGCCGCCTGACCGTGCGGGAGACCGTCCAGGCCACCGACAAGGTGAACGCCTCCACGGGGGTGCGCACCCTGGTCCTGACCGGTCAGGAGTCGTACCCGCCGCTGGAGACCGTGGCGGAGCTGGAGCAGCGCCGCGAAGACATCATGGGTCTTCAGGGCCTGCTCATCCCGGTGGCCTTCACCGACAAGCCCAACCTGAACGGGTACTACACCGTGACCGACACGGGGGCGTCGGAGACCAACTGGCAGGGGGAGGCCGCCTGGGTGGACTGGAACGTCTCCCTGGCGCTGGTCGGCCCCGCCAACGCGGTGGACCTGGAGGACCGCCTCACCGCCGCCGGGCGGGTCAACGACCACGGGCTGACCGGGACTTCCTGGCACGCCCCGGCGGTGGGCGCGTACGGCTACTGGACGGGCGCGGAGTCCCCGTCCGGCACCGTGTCCAGGGTCGGCTCCGATGGGACCGTGACGGTCTTCCTGGACCTGCCGGAGGGGGTCAACCCACGATGGGGTGCCGACCTGGCCGACTACCCGGGCGGCCGGGTCCGGTTCACCCTGGACTCCTACGAGCGGACCGGCACCAACCTGGTGGTGTCCGGCTCCGCCTGGACCCTGGACAACTCCCTGGTCCGTGTTCGCCCGGAGCCCGCCGCCACCATCAGCGTGGACGCCTGGGACTCCGGGGCCTGGGCCACGAAGGCGTGGAACGTCACCGTGGGCGGGTCAACGGGGGCCAACGTCCTGGGCACCCCGGACGGGGTGACCGTGCTCCGCAATGACTACGAGCTGGCCACCGTCCGGCTGGTCTGGGACCGCGCGCCCGGCCGCGCCGTGCTGGACCTGACCCTCCGGCGCGGCTCCCGCACCGTGGAGGGCTACCTCCAGACCGGGGCGGCCACCGTGCTGGCCGTGGTCCTGGACAGCGCGGAGTCCGGCACCGCCCCGGCGTCGGCCGGGTACGCCACGGCGTCGGCCGACGACGCGGCCGGGAACCGGTACGTGGCGGTGTCGGCCCGGTCCTTCACCGGACTGGTCGCCCAGGGCGGACTGTCCAAGACCGATACCCGTACCCTGGACTTCGCGTTGGGGGTGGCCCTCGGAGGGTCCGCCGCCCAGACGGGGGATACCGCCGCCAACCTGGTCAGCCAGTACCTGATGGCCATGGCAGACACCACGTGGGGAGTGAAGCGGTGACCGTCACTGAGATCAAGCAGGCACTGGGGTCCTGGTCGGTCCGGCTCCAGGCGGACACGCCCCGGGAAGTGCTGGACGCGCTGGCCTCCTTTGGTCACGTGGCCATCGTCCCCGGCCGCCTGGACGTGCGGACGGTGGGAGACAACCTGCTGGCCGCCAGCCGGTACGTGGGCGTGCTCCGGGGCCGAAACGACACGGACACCTCCGTGGAGCTGTACGGCGCGGGCATGGCCTTCTGGCTGGGCGATGAGGATGAGAAGGGCCACGTCTTCGTCAACCCGGTGGTGGTGGCCAGCGCCTCCTTCGCTGATTCGGTGCGCGCGGTCCTGCCCTCCTCCGTTACGGAGGGGACGCTGTATGCCATCCCCAGCAGCGGCACTTTCAGCTCCAGCTTCCAGTACCAGACCCCGCGCAAGGCCCTGACGTACATCACCGACACATACAGCACCCAGACCTACCCCGTGTCCTGGCGGATCAACGGTGACGGGTCGGTGGACGCCGGGCGGGACGTGGACCTGTTCGTGTCCGATCCGGTGGCGCTGCTCGTGCGCAAGGACGGCGGCCGGGACCCCTTCGTCAGGGGCCTGACGGGCAACATGAGCCTGGGCCTGGACGTGGAGGACTACACCACCACCGTGGTCCTGCTGGCCGAAGGGGAGGGTGCGGCCACCGTCACGGCATCGGCCAGCCAAGCCACCTCGTTCAAGGACCTGTACGGCAACCCGCTGGTGATGGTGCGCCTGGTGTCGGAGTCGGAGACCAGCTCCGGCAACGCCCAGGCCCGCGCGGCGCTACAGCTCAACCGGTTCCGCAACGCGAGGCCGGAGGTGGAGCTGAGCACGTCGGAGTACGACCTGTCCGGGGACGTGGCCGTGGGGGACGTGATCGGGGTCTTCGACCCGGACGCGGGTTTCTCTGACGCGGCGGTGGAGAAGTTCTACCGGGGCGTACCGATCAACCCGGTGGTTCTCCGTGTGGTGGAGCTGACCTGGCCGGTTCAGGTGGGGTGGACGGTGGCCTACCGCTCCAGCCTGGATGGAACCTGGACGGACCTGTCGGACTACTACATCCCGGAGGGCGGCCAGACCACCGTCAAGGTGGGGGACCTGTCGCGCTCTCTGACCGGCATCGGCGGTGAGCCGATCGGTTCCCGTCCGGTGGCCGACACCTCCACCCCTGCCGCGCCCGGGTTCACCGCCGTGGACTCCCTGGCGTACCAGTCCCAGCTTGCCAACGACACCCGCGCCGCCCTGTACCTGTCCTGGAATGAGCCCCTGAACCAGGACGGCTCCACCGTGCTGGACGGGGACCACTACGAGGTGCGTATCCGGGCCACCCAGACGTTCAACTACACCATTCCCTGGAACCGGGCCGATGACTTCCAGTGGAACGAGCTTCAGACCTGGGGCCGCCCGCTGAGCAACGACGCCGCCGATGCGGACCAGTGGAAGACCTACTTCGTGGGCTGGAACACGGAGGCGCTGACCATCACGGAGCTGATGGTGGCATCGGAGTACGAGGTCCAGATCCGGGCGGTGGACAACGCCAGCCCGCCCAACCAGTCCGGCTGGTCCGTCTCCACCTTTCACACCACCCGCACGGACACGCTGGCCCCGGAGGAGCCCGCGCCGCCGGTAGTGGCCGCCTCCCGCATCGCCATCCAGATCCTGCACACCCTGGGGGCGGCCACCGGCGGCACCTTCAACCTGGCCGCCGACCTGCACCACCTGGAGGTCCACGCGGGCGGTCCGTCCTTCTACCCGGATGAGTCCACCCTGCTGGGCACCGTGTCCGCCACGGAGAACCACCTCCAGGGCCGCATCCCGGTGGTGGCCACCTTCCAAGTGGAGAACACGGAGGACGTGTGGATCAAGGTGGTGGCGGTGGACCGGTTCGGCAACCGGTCCAGCCCATCGGAGGCGGTCCAGTCCTCCGTCCTGCTCATCGACTCCGCCCACATCAGTGACCTGACCGCGTCGAAGATCACCGCCGGGACCATCACCGCCGCCATCCTGATGGGTGCCCGCATCGCCACCGCGCTGGAGGGCTCCCGAGTGGAGCTGAACAGCGAAGGCGTGGTGTTGTACGACGCCAACGGCCAGCCGGTCATCAACATCACGGCGGCCGGGTCCGGCAACTTCTTCCAGATCACCGATGGCACGGACAACGCGCTGGCCAGCATCGACTCTGACGGCAACGGCACTTTCCAGGAGATCAGCGCCAATGACGTGATCATCGACGGTGACTCCTTCCTGGACGACCTGTACTACCCCCTCCCGAAGGGCATCGTGGCGTACGGGTCGTACCCCCAGGGCTCCGCGAACATCGCGGGGGCTGGCGTCAACACGGAGAAAGGGGCGTTTGAGCTTTCCTTCGTCGCGGAGGCGGGCCGCCTGTACCGGGTGGCCTTCGTGGCCCAGATGGCCACCACCTTCAGCGGGGCCACCGATGAGCAGATGACCTACAAGCTTCGCGATGGCGGAGGGTCAACCCCCACTACGTCCTCCACGGAAATCTTCCGGCATGAGTTCTACGGACCCGGCGGCACCAGCTCCGGATTCAACACGGGCGTACTGGTGTGTGAGCAGGAGTTCACGGCGGGCCTGCACCGCCTCCTGATCTCCTTCTTCTGCCGGTACGGCACGGGTACCCTCCGGCCGGACAGCCAGCCCATGGTGTTCACGATCGAAGACATGGGGTCCACGGAGCTGGTACCGAACACCCTCATCCTGAATGACGGTGGCGTCGGTACCGACCCCGCGCCGCCGCCGGTCACGTCGTACACCAAGTCCTACGGGGCCACCTGGTACCAGACGTACAAGGGCTCCGGCGGCCAGAAGAGTGACACCACCGCGAACCAGGGCCAGCTTGATTCCGGCAGTGATGGGAACCAGCGGTCCCTGGTGGGGTTCGATTACGCCACGATCAAGTCCGACCTGTCCGGGGCCACTATTACCAAGATCACCCTGTCGGCCACGGCGGAGCACTGGTGGTACAACTCCGGGGGCACGGCCGTGATCGGCACCCACAACTACAGCTCCAAGCCCTCCTCCTGGTCGGACGGCACAGTCAGCCAGGACCGCCAGCGCCAAAGCGGGTGGGCGCGGGGTGCGCGCAAGACCGTGACTCTGTCCAACACCATCGGGAACGAGCTGAAGGCGGGGTCTTCAAAGGGCATCGCGTTCGGTCCGGGTCCGTCGTCGGACGTGATCTACTACGGCAAGTTCACCGGCTCCGGCTCCGCGCGCCCGGTCCTGACGATCACCTATACGAAGTAAGGAGCACGGTCATGGCTGGCACTTTCACCTCACGCCTTCGCCTGTACAAGCCCGCCGCCGATGGGTCCGACAACGTGAACGTGGTCACGGACCTCAACAACAACCTGGACCGTCTGGACGCCATCGTGTCCTTCGTCCCGGTCACCCTGGCCACCTACCCGGCCAGCGGGTACCACGGGCAGGCGTTCTACGAGACCGACACAGGCAAGGCGTACCTGAACGTCTCCGCCAGCGCCAGCACGATCACCAAGAGCCAGGTACTGGTTGCCGGAGCTTCGTTCGATTCCAACATCACGATGACTGCCTCTGCCCGTCAGGTCATCATCGGCGGATCGTCCAGCACTGCCGCGTTCACCGCCCGCCGGGCCAGCTTCGGGGACATCCTGGTCTCCGGCCAGGTGGCCAGCGCGTCCGCCGCCGGGTCCACCTGGTACACCACGGTGGACGGGGTCATGAACTGGGGCTCCGGGGCCAGCGCCGTGGACGTGTCGCTGTACCGCGACGCGGCCGGAGTCCTGGGCATCGGCGGCGGCCTGATCGTGGACGATGACGTGATCGTGGGGGACACCCTCTACACGGACAACGCGGAGCTGACGGGGGACCTGACCCTGTCCGGCGGTGTCTACCGCAACAACACCAGCGCCGTGACCACGGTGGCCAACACCACGACTGAGTCCGTGGTGGCGGCCTGGACCATCCCCGCCAACGACGCCGCCCCCGGTGCCACCTACCGGCTGAAGGCGTGGGGCACGCTGGGCGTCACCGGTACCCCAACCATGACCTTCCGCACCCGACTGGGCGGCGCGGCCGGTGCCCAGATGGGCACCTTCCCGGCGGTGACCGTGCGGTCCGGGGCCACCGATGGGTACTGGTTCGTGGAGCTGACCGTGGTGTGCCAGAGCACCGGGGCGGCGGGCACCTGGTCCCCCCTGTCGGAGGTGGGCCACAACTTCGTCACCAGCGCCACCACGTACGCCCGTATGGGTCCCATCTGCGCCGCGCCGCTGACCCGGGACACCACGGCGGCCACGGACATGGTGGTGACCGCCCAGTGGAGTGCCGCCAGCTCCAGCAACACCATCACCTGCCGGGGCTTCACCGCTGAGAGGGTGGGTGGCTGAGCCCGGTTACCCTGTCCGGGACTTCACCCGAAGGAGTGACACATGCCTGATGTCGTCTACGCCATGAGCCAGCGACACCACGTGTTTGACGGGACCGACGCCCCCGCGCTGCTGGCGGCCATCCAGGTGACCTATCCGGACGCCGTGATCTCCGCCAGCGCCAACTACCCCGGGGTGTCGGCCATGGTGTCGGTGGACCCGTACTCCGGGTACACCCTGAACTTTGCGGCCGGGGACTCCTGGGGCTACGCCACCAACGGCCAGTACCCCGGGGCCAGCCTGGCGGACTCCAATTTCGGCGTGCCGCTGGAGGCGTACGTCACGGCCGTGGCCGGTCCTATCGCCACGGCGGCGGCCAGCGCCGCCGTGGCCGCCCTCCCCCAGCCCGCGCTGGCGGTGGGGTACGAGATCACGCCCAACCTGCTGGCCGGGGCGTCGGCCACGGTCCAGGTGCCGATGGTGCCGGGCCTGCCGGACGCCGGGTACAACGTGGCCGTGGCGCTGGCCGGGTCCAGCCAGCTACTTGGCTCCCTCCAGATCATCGGCCACACTGTGGTAAGCGCCAGCGCGGTGAACGTGTCCGTACAGAACACCAACGGGTTGCTGACCCTGGGCGGAGCCACCGTCCTGGTGACCGCGCTGCACAACGGATAGGAGCGGGGATGGCACTGGCAGTTGCAGGACCGCGCATCACCCCGGCCAGCGCGTTCTTCATGAACGAGCTGACCAAGATGGAGCCGGGGACGGAGTACTCCGGCATCTACGCGAACAAGCCCGGTTACCACGGCACCCGGGCGGAGAACGACTCCCGGTCCGGCATCGGCAAGGACTACTCATGCCGCGCGCCGCTGGACCGCAAGGGACCGGCCGACAAGGCCGCCGCGTACGACTGGACCTTCCACTCCGCCCAGGGCGGCAACTACGCGCGCATGAGCTGGTACGGGGACTCCCTGGAGCTGGCGTACAAGGCGCGGGATCCCCGCCTGTTCGGCTGGCGGGAGGCGCTGGGGCAGACCGACACCGACAAGGCACCGGAGGGTCTGGACTTCCAGGGCTGGTACACCCGTGTGCCGGACTCCACCCACTCCTGGCACTGGCACATGTCGGAGGTGCGGGCCTTCGTGGAGTCGATGGACAACAAGCACGCCATGCTGTCGGTGCTCCGCCGGGAGACCCTGGCCGCCTACCGGGCGCGCGGCGGCGTGCTCCTGGGCACCGCCCCGACCCCGATCCCCGCTCCCTCTGCCGATTGGATGGACCTGCTCGTGAAGACCCGCCTGCCCCTGCTGAAGCAGGGTTCCAACGACACCTTCTCCGTCCGGCTGGCCCAGGCCGCCCTCAACGTGCACGGGTACGGGCTGAAGGAGGACGGGGACTTCGGGGACAAGACCCGCGCCGCCGTGGTGGCCATCCAGAAGAAGTACGGGGCGGAGTCCCGGGACGGGTCCATCGGCCCGGAGACCTGGACCATCATCCTGACCCGCAAGGACCAGGTGTAAACCGTTACCCTGTAGAGGTTTACCGATCACCAGCGGGGGTTAGACCGTGGACGTGTTGTTGTACTGGGCGGCCGGGATTGTGACCGTGGGAGGGGCCATGGCCTTGCTCTGGCGTGGGGTCTCCGCGCTGGTCCGATCCGGGAAGAAATGGGACATGTTCCTGGAGGACTGGCACGGCACGGAGGCCCGCCCAGGCCGCCCGGCCGTGCCGGGCATCATGCAGCGCATGGTGGACCTGGAGGCCGGTCTCCTGGAGATCAGGCACGAGGTGTTCCCCAACTCCGGCGGGTCACTGCGGGACGCCGTTGACCGGTTGGAAGGCCAGTTCAGGGAGGTTACCCTCATCCCTACGCAGCGGAGCGGAGACTCCGCGCTAACCGGGAGGTAATCGTGGACGGCATCTTCACCTGGAAGTTCTGGAAGGACGCGCTGGAGCGCGCCATCAGTACGGGGGTCCAGGCCGGAGTGGCCTCCATCCCCGTGTCCACCCTGTTGGTCCAGGAGGTCCGCTGGGACGCCGTGGCCAGCACGGCCGGGCTGGCCGCCGTGCTGTCAGTGTGCAAGGCCATCGTGGCGTCGCGCATCGGACGGTCTGACACCGCTTCGCTTGTGGACTGAATCCGATACCCTGTACAGCGAAGGCCCGGCAACCACTCCCCCCGTGGTGGTGCCGGGCCTTCATCGTGCGGTCAGTCGGGGAGCGTGATCTCCCGGACCCGGGGCTGGGCCTCCTCCGCCGGGGCGTTGGTGACCTCCGTCAGGGCGTTGAACTTCGCCCGGACCTCCGACAGCTCATCGTTGGTCACCGTGAGGGCCGCCGCCAGCTCCGCGTTGCGCTGGACCTGCTGGGCCAGCAGGCCCGCCCAGTGCTGGTGGATCTGGTCCATGATGGTCTCGACGTTGACCCGGATCCCGATGGAGCCGTCCGGCGCGGGCACCGGGGCCTCCGTCAGGGAGATGTGCGGGGTCTGACCGTCCCGGGTTCCCGGGTCGTTGCTCTCGTTGATGCTCTCCACGGGGGAGCCTCCTTCTGCTACAGCTTGTCGGCCAGCGCGCGGTACCGGTCCAGCGTATTGGACGCCAGCACGATCCGCCGCTGAGGGTTGAACGTGAAGTGGCTGACCAGCGCGTCACCGACGATGACGTTTGGCTGGCCCAGGACACGCGGCTGATGGACCGTGTGCCAGTGCTCCTCCTCATCGGGCACCAGGACCCCGGGCTGGGGGAGCCCGGCGTACATCGCGCCTAGGGAGGCGAACACGGAGACGCTGAACTGGGTGCCCAACTGGACGGGAAAGTCCTGGTAGAAGTAGAACTTCTCCATGTCCTCCCCGCGCTCCAGGGCGTCCAGCATCAGGCGGTGGATCTCCACGGCGAACTTGCCGTCAGCCCAGCCCACCCCGTCCATGCAGTACGGGCCGCCGACCTGGGGCCAGATGTAGCCCGTGACCGGGTCCTGGCTACCCGCGCCCGGGATGATCCCGGCCTGCTGGGCGAACCAGGAGATGATGGAGTTGTTCCACATCACCGGGAACGACGCCACCCCGCCGTTGATCCCGCGCTGGCGGGAGGAGCGGACCAGCCGCGCCACCGCCTCCGGGTGGACGTACACGATGTCATCGTCAAACCGCACGTACGTGGTGTCCGGATCGATCATGTACTGATAGAAATAGCCCGTGTTGCGCTGCTTCGGGTGGCGTCGGGGCATCCCCAGCGGGCGGTCCACGATCTTGATCCACGGGAACTTGCGGGCCAGCATGTAGGCGTAGCGGAGGTCCCCCTCCTGGCCGGTGGGGTCCGTGTTCAGGCACAGCCACCACTCATCCACCAGGCCCGCCCGGTGGTCACGCTCCATGTACTTGGCCAGCACGGACACCGTGTCCTGGCGGCCGTACGGTGTCCAGGTGATGACGGGCATGTCGTCAAGCACGGGAAGCCTCCTTCGTTCGCTGGTGGGCCAGGTGGCTGGCCCGCCGGATGGCATCCTCCCAGGCGGCCACGCCGGACTGGAGGATGTGCGGGGCGGCGGCGCTGGACGCGGCGTGCCCGGCGGACTGGCGGATGAAGTCCCCCACGTCCGGGTCCGTCAGGACCTTCAGGTACTTGCCCCACTCGTGCTCATGGCGCACGAGCTGGACGCCGCACTCCTTCCCGTGGTGACCCACCCAGTCCGCGTACGGGCGGGTGTCGCTGGCCAGCAGCGGGATGCCCAGGAACGCGGCCTCCAGCGCCTTCGTGGGGTACTTCGCCTGGTTGAACGGCGTCGGCCGGTACGGGGCCACCCACACGTCGAAGGCCATGACCTCCTTCAGGTAGCTGGGCACGTTGGGCACCCAGCCCGTGGCGGTCACGTGGGGGCCGCCTACGCCCATCAGGATGGCCTCCTGGAGGGTGCAGCCCACCAGCTTGACCCGGATGTCCCGGCCGAGCATCGGCAGGCGCTGGAGGGCACGGGCCACCATGGGAAGCTCGTGCAAGGTGGAGCTGGAGCCCGCCCACCCGACCGTCACCGGCGTGGGCCGGTACTCCCTGGGTGCGCCCAGGTACTGGGCGGGCAGGAAGTTGGGGACCACCTGGACCGGCGTGGAGGTGTGCTCCCGCATGGCTTCGGCCAGCCCGGCGGACACGGTGGTCACCAGGTCGGCGGCGTCCATGTTCGCCTTCAGGCGGGTCAGCATCCCGTCCTTGTCCCAGAAGGCGTACGCCTTCTCGTTGGACTTGTCCAGCGCGAAGTAATCGTCATCCAGGTCAAGGATGAGCGGCAGGCCCGCCGCGCGCATGGCCGACCAGGCCCGGGTGGACTCCGGCGTGGCGATACGCGCGCCAATCACGGCGTCCGCCCCGCGCACGGCCGGAAGGGCCAGTTGCTGGCCGGTGGACACCTGATGCCCGCGCCATTGCAGACCGGTTACGGGGAGGGTCTGACGGTAGAACGAGCTACCGTCAGACCCCGCCGCCCAGAAGAAGGCACGCATCAGTGATCGGTCCCGTGGGCCTGGCCCGCGATGAAGGCAGAAGCATCGTCGGCCATGCGGTCTGCCACCGCCTGGATCTCCGGGTCGTTCGGGTGGTGCCCGGCCAGGTAATCCATGGGGATTTCCCTGTCCCGTAGGCGCTGGGCGGGCACGGCGAGGATGGCTGCCGCCTGGGCGCGCTCGTGCGCCGCCTCAGCGGCCAGCTCAGCGTCCGTCTGCCGCGCCAGGTACTCCGGGAGCCAGTGCTCCCCGTACCACTTCACCGTGGCCGCCAGGCCCTCCTCCGCTCCGACCAGATCCCACGGGGCCATGTCCACGTGGCGAAGCGTGGCGGTGTCGGCGGTGACCCGGTCCCCCGGCACCTCACCCGGGCGCATCGGAAGGTGGACGATGCCCACCGGCTCCGATCCGTAGTCCAGGCTGTGACCCGCGCGCCAGGTGGCCGCCGCGTCGCGCACGATCTCCGCCACGTCCAGGACGGACAGGTGGCTGGCCGGGCCGATCTCCACCGGCTCCGGGAAGACCACACCGTCCGCCGCCTTCTCCAGCGCGCGAATCAGGGCGGTGGCCACGTCGCTGACGTGGACCATGTCGGAGACCTGCTGACCGTCCCCGTACACCTCGATGGGGGCACCGGTCAGCGCCCGGCACACGAACGCTGGAGTGATCTTGCGGACCTTCGCCGGACCGAATGGCGGGGCCACCGACTGGCCGGGACCGTAGGCGTTCACCGCCCGCACGATGTTGACCCGCGTCCCGCGCTCCGCGTTGTACATGTGGACGAAACGCTCCACGGCGGTCTTCGTGATGCTGTAGGAGTTGTTCATCCAGTGGTTGCCCACCCCGATGTACACCCCCGGGATGTTGTACTGGGCGCACGCCTCCAGGAAGTTCAGCCCGCCCATGATGTTGGTCTCCGCCGCCGGGAACGGGTTCAGGATGGTCTCCTGGGTGCCCAGGCACGCGGCCAGGTGGATGATGCCGTCCACGTGGGCGGCCAGTTCCGCCATGGCGGTGGCGTCCCGGACGTCCCCCAGGAACAGGGCTCCGGTCTTCTCCTCCACCAGTCGGCCGGTCATGCCGCCCAGGTAGCCCGTGCGGTCCAGGATGACGGGCTGGTGGCCCAGGTCCACCGCGCGCTGGGCGACCCAGCTACCGATGAAGCCAGACCCGCCGGTAATGCCGATCTTCATGTCTCCCCTAACTGAACGTGACGATGAAACCACCACAGCAGCACAGCACCGCCATGGCGGCCAGGAACAACCAGCCCAGGGCGGACCAGCATCCCATCCCCATCTTGGCGTTGAACCTGAACGGTCCCACGCGCGGGGTGAAGTCCAACCTGGGCATGATCTCCTCCTATACGGATGACGACCAGGCCAGTGTCACACCTGGGTGCGAGTGGCGGCGGCCAGCGACGCGCGCCCCTCCGCCACGATCGCCTCCGTCTCCTTTCGGAGGCGCTGAGTCACGGCCTGGGCCTCCGCGATGCGCGCGGCGGAGTCCGCCTCCGCCGCACGGGCCTTCTGGTCCGCGTAGGCCACGGCCTGCTTGGTGGCCTCCACCGCCCGGCCGCCCATCACGAGTGTGACGGCCGTCAGGGTCAGCACGTACAGCAGGGCGCACAGCACGGGCTGGGCCGATGCGAAGTCCCAGAAGTCCATGACCGCCTCCTTCTACAGGTCAGCCCGGCCATACGGCCGGGCTGGTAAAGCGGCCCACCCAGGATTCGAACCTGGATCTCCCCGCCGAAAGGCGGGGGCTCTGCCAATTGAGCTAGTGGCCCATCGTGACCCGTGTGGCACACGGCCGGGTCCACGCCGTTGCGACTGCACCAGCCCCCACCGCGAAGAAGGGTCTGGCCAGGTGCCGGGATGGACGCGCTACAGCGTGAAGCAAGCGCGTCCCCAGTGCCCCGCCCAGGATTCGAACCTGGATTCCGCCGTGTGGGTGGCGGGCCTGCCATTGGCTGATCGGGGCGTAACCGGTCTGATGAGTCCAGGGCGGCCGGTAACCCTCGTGCAGTCTGGCGGCCATCTGGACCGCCTGGCTTGGACCCGTGCCCCTGACCGGATTTGAACCGGCATCCCACGTGTTCCACGCCTTCGCGTTGCGCGTGGTCGTCGGTGCTCTGCCGTTGAGCTACAGGGGCACCGACCGGCACCGCTCCAGGAGCAAGTACCGGCCGGGCCGATCGATCAGGCGAACGGGTTGGCCTTGTTCAGCATGGCCATCGCCACCGGGCGGGCCACCGCCTTCTGGGCGTCGGACGCGGCGTCCAGGCCCCAGAAGTAACCGGGCTTGTCACCCTTGCCGCCCTTCTTCACCCAGGCCGCGATGGCGTCCTTCAGGGCCTCCCGGGTGGTGATCCCGGAGTCCTTCGCGGACTTGTTCGGGAGCATCCCCACCACGCCCAGGACGAAGGGCCGGTTCGGGTTGGCCTCCTCCAGCACCCGCTCCAGCTCACCGACCAGACCCACCTGGCTGATGTACATGTTGCGGTAGGTGGAGTGCGTGCCGTCCGCGCGGAACACGGTCAGGTCCGTGGTCGCGCGCTTCTTCATGCGCTGGGTCTCACCGGCGGCGGGCTTGTGGAACCGGTCGGCCACCAGGGTCACCGCCTTCGGGCGGATCAGGACCAGGAAGTCCTCCAGGTCCTCCAGCTTCGGGAAGCCTCCACCCGCCGTGGGGTCTCCGAACGGGTCCTCCGTTGCACCAGCGGCGAACGGGTCGGCGGTAACGGCGGTCTCAGTCATTGCAAGTCCTCCTGGGACTGTGGGGTGGCGGCCGGGGCCGCGCCTATTTTGGTGGAGCGAGTCACGTCGTTCCCGTCCCAGCCTGGCATTACGACCGTATCGGTCCTCGGTACATGAGACTCAGCCATGCACCTGGTGTCCGGCGGTAGCCAGGTCGTTGCCGGAGAGCAGAGCTGGCGCTACGTCCGTCGCCGGAGCCGTGCACCGTGCCCCTCGGGGAAGCCCGTTCCAGCTCTGCTCTCCGTGCCACTGTCTCCCTGTGGGATGCCCAGCCCTGTCATGCATAAGCAAGGCTGGGACTCCCCCGTGACGTCCCCGTGGCCGGGTCGTCGGGCGGGCCTGTCTCTCCAGGCTGTCCCACCACTTTCCAGGTGCGGGGTAGGTGGCACCCCATCCGTCTCTCCGGACCGTCACGGCGGTGGCTTCCGTCCTAGCCGGGTGACAATGAGTCAGGCATTGGGTCCACCTAGGAATTGGCCCTGTGTCCCGGCGGGGGTTAAATCCCGCCCTGTGTCCCGGCCGCCCCGTAGGAATTGGGTCACCTGATCTAATGTTCCAACCCGCGCGCTGTGCCGGTCCTGCCCCGACTCCTGGTCCCCATCGTCCGAAGACACCCGGCTCCCTGTGCTACTCACACTCCAGCGCTACCCGTCAGGAGCTACCCTCCGGGCCACCCCTCCGGTGCCCCGGAGGAAGCTTTTTGTTCGGCGGTAAGGACTTCTGTTCAGTGAGATAGCCTCGCACGTGTCCGTGATCCTGGCATCGCTTGCCTGGGGTAACTGTTGGCGTCCGTGTTGATCCAACGTCCGGCCTCGTTAGCGCTCCACACTCATCAGTGCTTCGCATTGGCCATGGCCCCTAGGGCTTGCTTATCCCCTGTTGAGTTGTCCTTACCGCCTTACGATGATGACTATACACGGTCGTGCAAGGATGTCAAACCCTAGCCATGGTTACGTGGTGGGGAACTTCGTGAGCTGGGCCTGGGCCGCCGCCATCAGCTCCGGCGTCCACTGGCCCACCGGGTTCAGCTCCTCCCACAGCGCCGCCAGGGTGGCCTTGTTCGTGGCCGCCTGGACGCGCTGGAGGGGCGTTGCCGGGGCCACCACAGCGTCCGCCACCGCCGCACGGGCGGTCTGACGGGGCACGGCCAGGTTCTTAGACTTGCGCCAGTCCCGGACCTGGTGGGCCAGCTCCAGCCCGGCCATGCCCGCGCGTAGGTTCACGTCGTACGTGGTGGCCTCCCCCTTGCCCACGGGCAGGTGGATGACCAGGCCCAGGTCCGGGTCCGTCTCCGGCATCCTGATCCAGGTGCCGGTGGCGTAGTCGTAACACCACTCCGCAAGCTGGTAGATCTTGAGCTGGATACAGATCTCCCCCCACCCGTAGGACAGGTCTTTGCCGGTCTTCAGGTCCGCGATGCGGTAGCTCCCGTCCGGCATCTGCACCACCCGGTCCAGGGTCCCGGCCACGTTGAACCTGGGCACGAACACCGACCGTTCGATCCAGTCCGGAAGGATCTTGATTCCCTCCGCCTCCAGCACCGCCTTGTACCCGCCCAGGTCCCGATCCTCCTCCGGCTCCAACGGAGGCAGGGGCTTGCCCCGGTCGTACAGCTCCGTCAGGGCGTGCCGGGCGGTGCCCAGGTTGGCCGACACCTTGTTACCGGCGGCGGTCTTGGCGTCCTCCGCCACCTTGTTCAGGGTGTCCCGGTCCTCCATCGGGGTGGCCGCCGCCAGCGCCCGGAGGTCCGGCCGCAACGTCAGGCCCTTGACGATCATCCGCCCCGCCCACTGCTCCAGCGCGAACGTGTCGCTGATGGCCTTCGCCATCGTGGTGGCCCGGGTGTACGGGACGTCTTTGGTGCCGCCGTTGGGCTGGTCGTCGGTGGGCGGCGTCGGGGCCAGGTACCGGCCGTACCCATCCCGGCGGACACCGTCCTCACCGCTGGGGGTCTTGTACCCGATGGGCTGGGCGAACGGGTCGATACCGGCGGCGGTCTCAGCGGCCACCTGGGCGGCGGCCGGGCGGGTCTTCGTGCTGGCACGGGGGGCCACGGGGGTCTCCTATCTGGTCGGTGTGCTGTGTACAGGGTAAAGGCCGGGCCTGACACTTTCGCGACAGGCCCGGCCAGGAGGTCAGGAGTCCAGCAGGCGGAGCAGCACGTCCAGCAGGTCCGCCTTCGCCTCCAGCTCCATCGTGGTGAGCTGGTGCTCCGGGACCCAGTTGGCCGCCCGGCGGCGGGCCTCCGCCACCAGGTTGGTCATCGTGGAGCGCATCAGGTCCAGCTTGGCCTCCGCCGGGTGGACCGCCTTCGGTGCCGGGACGCTCACCTGGGCACAGTTCGTGCAAGGCGGACCGTCGTATCCGTTGGCCGGGCCGGACACGTCCAGGCCGCACCGGGTCAGCTTCTGGGGCCACGATGCGCGGAGGTGGACGCGGGCACCGGAGCGGGCCAGCACCTCTTCCCCCTCCGGCTGGCGCTGGACGGGGATGGACGGGAAAGCGGTTTCCAGCACCCGGTCCAGGTCGGCCGGGTCGGACCACGCCTTCAGCTCCAGCATGATCTCCGCGTGGTACGCGCTGAACGCGGCCGGGTCGTGGATGGCGGAGCTGACCGGCTCCATGCACATCGTGGGGTACCCGTTCGGCCGGTCCACCACCAGCTTGCACAGCCCGTTGGAGTCCAGCTTCGGGGTGTGGACGGACACCGTGGCCGCCGCGTTGCCGTTGGCGATGGACTCCGCCACGGCCACCACGGAGGCGGTCTGGGCGGCACCGGCCGGATTGAACGGAATGGCCGGGAGGGAGGTCCGGCTGGCCGCCTGATACTCCTCCGGGCGGTCCGGCTGGCGCGTGGCCTCACGGCGGGCCTGGATGCGGGCCTCCTGCCGTGCGGCAGCAGCGGCGGCCAGCTCCGCCTCCGACGCCTTCAGGGACGCCTCCCGCTCCTGCTCCGCCAGCATGAGCCGCGCGCTGTGCTCCGTGGCCCGCTCCTTCCGGGTGACGGCGGTGTGCGGGGCGTCCCAGGCCACGCGGCCGGTGAACCAGGAGGACTCCACCGTGATGAACACCTGGCGGTTGGCGCGCTCCACCTTGGAGACGGTGGCCCAGAAGGACTTGTTCGCGGCGCGCGTGCCGGACGGCATGACCACGCCGGAGTGGTGGACGCTGGTCTCCACCCGGATCACGTCACCGGGGACCAGGTGGGTGTACGTGGTCCGGTAGGCACCGGCCAGGTTCAGCTTGACGTACGGCTTGCACCCGGCGGGCAGGTAGGTGGCGCTGGTCATCTGAGCGGCGGTGGTGGTCATGGTGTGCTCCTTCGCGGTAGCGGTGGGGCTTCGCTGGCCCCGTGGTGTGTCAGAGTACATGGCTGGGCAAGGTTGCGCAACTGGGGGAGGGGCGGGACCCGGAGGCCCCGCCCCGGCGGGTCACCGCCCGTAGGCGGTGCGCAGCGCCTTGCGCTCCTGGGCGGACAGGCGGGTGGCCTGGCCGTAGCCCAGGGGCAGGTTGCGGAGGAGGTCCCACACCCGGATGTTCAGCTCCGACGCCAGCGCGAAGACCGTGGTGGAAGCCTGGGCCTGGGCGGCCTGGGCCTTCATCAACTGGTTCTTCAGGGCGTTGATCCGTCGCTCCTGGAGAGCGCGGGTCTCCAGGCCGAAGCCCTGGGAGATCATGTGCTGCATGGTCTCGCGGGCGGCGGCCAGCTCGGCGATGATCTGGGCGGTGGTCTTGGCCATTGGAGGCTCCTTCGCGGTGTGGGCGGGGCCTTCGCTGACCCCCTTGCAGACACCAGAGTACACGGGTGTACAGCCTTGTCCAACTCTGCACACTGTCAGCTTGCTGACAGATCCACTTAGGCGTCCCAGTGTCCTAGGAAGCCCCCGATGAGCAGCGAAAAGCCCCGCCGCCCGAAGGCAAGCGGGGCTCTCGATCAGACGGTGGCGGATGCACCGGGGGCGTCACGCCAGTCCGGGGAAATCCGGTCCAGCTCCGCCTCCACCGCCGCCAGGCGGGCCTCCAGGTCGTCCTCCACGAAGGTGTCCTCCGTGGTGTTCAGCTTCTCGCCCATAGTTCCTCCTAGGGTTGGGTGCCCCCCCGGATTCCCCGCCTGAAGATCCCTAATCCTGGCAACACGCGCCCTGGCAGTTCGGCAAGCAGGCGGCCGGACCCATCTGCCACCCGGGGAACAGGCGGTCCAGCGCCGCCTCCGTGGCCTTCTGGCGCTTCCACAGCGCGGTCAGCGCCTCCAGCGTGGCCGGGTAGAAGTCCACCGTGAAGGTGGCACCGTCCGCCACGCCCAGGTCCCGGAGCATCGCTCCGGCGTCGGGGAGCCAGCCGGACCCGGTCCACACCATGTCCGGTGCCCGGTCATCACCCAGGTTGATCTCTCTGTCCACAGCTTCCTCCACAGGGTGTGGAGGGCGGCACACCGCCGCCCTCCAGTCCGTCAGTTCCAGGTCGGGTACGCCATCGGCAGGGCCGATGACAGCTTGCTGATGTTGATGGCGTCGGCCACCTGGCCCTTGTCCATCCCGGTGGTGTCGATACCCAGCCCGTGCGCGTAGCTGAGCTGTGCCTCCGTGGGCCGCTGGCCCTTGCGACGCCAGGACGCCTTCTTCCCGGCGGCGGAGAACCCGGAGGTGGCCATCTGGGCGGTGTCCATCTCTTCGGCCAACTGCTCCGCCCAGGCCATGGCCGACTCCAGGGACAGGTCCCCCATCAGCCGCTGGCGCTTCGGCCCGTACTTCATCGGGAACACGTTGACCGTCCAGGCGTCCCCCGGGCCGGTCGGCCAGAGCACGTAACAGACGTCCTTGACCGGGATGAACCACACGCCCAGGTCGGTCTGGAGCCACACCGTCCGCGACTGGTGGAACAGGTCGATCTCCGTCAGGCCCAGCCCGTGGGTGGACCGGCGGGGTGCCAGCTTCTCCTCCGCCTCCAGACGCTCCTCCGCGTCCAGCAGGGTCTCCCCGTCCTCCGGTTTGGCCCGGTTGGTGGACAGGTCCATGATGCTGGCCAGCGCCAGGCGGGAGGCCACGCCCACCACGTCCAGGACCAGGGCCACGCCCTTGCCCGGGTACGGGCGGAGCACCCGGCCAACCATCTGGATGTACAGGCCCACGCTGCTGGTCGGCCGGGCGATGATGCACACCGACATCCGGGGCATGTCGAAGCCCTCCGTGGCCACCATGCAGTTGGAGAGGATCTGGGTCTGTCCCGACTCCAGGCGCGCGTAAATCGCGGTGCGCTCCTCCTTCGGGGTCTCCCCGGTCACCACCTCCGTGCGGATCCCGGCGTCGTTCAGGTCTTCGGCGAACAGGTGGGCGGTGGCCACGTTCGGCGCGAACAGGATCCCGCTCCGGTCCGGGCAGTGCTCCAGGTACGCCTTTGCGATGAACTTCCCGGCCTCCGACTCCTCCAGGGCCAGCGCCAGCGCCTCCTCCTGGTAGTCGCCGTGGGAGGTCTTGATCTGGGACATGTCCAGGTCCGGCACCACCACGGTCTTGCCGGTGACGTCCGTCAGGTACCCGTTGCGGATGCCGTACAGGAGGTCCTTGGAGTAGACCACGTCCGCCCAGACGTCACCCAGGCCCTTGCGGTCCCCGCGCACCATCGTGGCGGTGAAGCCCACCACCTGGGCGCTGGGAAAGTGCTTGATCACGTCCAGGTAGGACTTCGCGATGGCGTGGTGGCACTCATCGATGATGATGTGCGTGACCGGGGGTAGGTCCGCCCGGCGGCGCTCACGCGCCAGGGTCTGGACGGAGCCCACGATCACCTGGCGGTCCACGTGGTTGGTGGCGGCCTTGACGATGCCCACGGTCAGGTTCGGGGCCACCTGCTTGATCTTCCGGTACGCCTGGTCCGCCAGCTCATCGCGGTGGACCAGCACGAGCGGCCATCCCCCGGCGGCCACGATGTCCGCCACCAGGTGGGCGAAGATCACGGTCTTGCCCATGCCGGTGGGCAGGACCACCGCCGGGTGGCCGCCCACCTCCTGGCGCTGGCGGGGCACCTGCCGCGCCCACGCCTCCTTCACGGCGGTCAGCGCCTCCACCTGGTACGGGCGGGGCTTCAGCATCGTGCTCACTGGCCGGTCTCCTTCCGGGTCAGGGTGTATCCGTCGTTGCCGGGGAACTGCTTCCACTGCTCCAGGGCCAGGGCCTTCAGCTCCGCCGCCTGCTTCTCCATGTCGTCGGCCCAGGCCCACATGGCGGACCACTCCGACGCCTGGGCCTCCGGGTACTCCTCCAGGCGGCGCGGGCGGGTGGTGCTGTTGCTGTAATTGGTGGGGACCAGCGGGTTGGTGTCGCTGACGGGCCGCCCGTAGAACTTCGGCATCATCCGGACCTCTGTGCTGTGCGCGTACACGGTGCCCCGGGACATGGCGGTCCAGCGGGACCGCACGGAGTCAGCGTTGCGCTTCAGGGAGGCCAGCATCTCCAGGGCCACCACGCGGGGGTTGCGCTTGCGTGCCATGTCGGTACTCCAGTCGGTAGTGGGCGGGGGCCGGAGCCCCCGCCGGAGGTGGTAGGTCAGACCTCAATGGGCTTCTGCTGGCCACCCCAGAACAGGCTGGCTGTGGTGGGCTCTCCCGCCTGGGGGCCGGTCACGAAGACCGCCGGGAAGCCCCAGGTGCGGCTGGCCGGAACCTTGGTGATGCGGACCACGACGCGCTCACGGGTGGCGAACCGGGTAACCTCCAGCTCCGTACCCACCTCCGCGCGGGCGGCCAGCGCCCGGTACGACTTCCACTCATCGGTCAGCAGCACGTCAGCCAGGTGGACCAGCTCCGCCAGCCCGTCCTCCGTGACCTGGCTGACGTAACCGGCCTCGATGGCGATGACCAGCGGCATGGCCAGGTTGCACACCCGCTTGATTTCGGCGGCCTCCGTGGCGTCCATGCGGTCCAGCTCAGCGATGATCAGGCGGGTCAGGGTCTTGGCGTGTCCGATGCGGCTCATTGGGGGCTCCTTCGCGGTGGTGTGGGGGCTTCGCTACCCCCTTGCGGACACCAGAGTACAGGGCTGCGCATCTCTGCACAACCCTGTACGTGTGATCTGGGTCACTGGATGGTGCGTCCGGCGGCGTCCTTCAGCTTCATGGCGTTGGCCGCCTGCTGGCCGGTGATGCCGTGCGCCACCCGGAGGTGGTGGAGCATGTCGCCCAGGGTGGCGTCCGGGTCCTCCGTGGACACCTCCATGTACGTGGGGCACCGGCCGCACACCAGGCGGTCTCCGTCCTGGACTTCTCTCATCGCTTCCCCCAGAAGTGGATGCCGACCAGGAGCAGCACGCCCCCGCCCAGGATCAGGCAGAGCGCGCCGGACGTGTTGCCGTCCCCGATGCGCTCCATCGTGTAGGTGATCACTTCTCCGCCTTCCTTCCAGGTGCCCACGCGGGGCACGTTCCGTCGTGTGTCCCGCCGACCGGGCAGGCGCACCCCCGGCGGGTCCAGTAGCGCGACCCGTTGACGTCGATCCGGGTCACGTACGCCGGGCAGTCCCCCCGGTGGGCTTCTTCGTCGTTGGTCAGGCATCCGCACAGCGCGAACATCTCCCCGCGCTGGCGGGGGACCGGGCGGGCCTCCGCCGTGACGGTCCAGGTGTCGCCGGACCGGTGGCCCCGGAGACTGAACGCCCCGGACTCCTGGACCTGCTGGGCCAGGGTCGTCAGCGCCACGTACAGCGAATCGGACTCCACCGTGGTCACCCCGGCCTCCACGGTCAGGCGGGTCTTCGGGTCAGACACTGGTCCCCTCCTTCACGCGCTGGTCCTCCAGGGCGTTCATCTTGTCGGCGGTGTCGGCGGCCAGCTCCGCCACCAGGGCCACGGCGGCCAGCCGGTCAGCGTGCGTGGTCTCCCGGTCCTTGCTCGTGGTGGTGCGCATGGTGTCGGCCAGGACCCGGGCCACCCTGTCGTGGAGCTGGCCCAGGAGCAAACGCTGGTGTGCCTCCAGCACTTCGTCATCGTCTGTCGGGAGGAGCTGGTCCCCGTAGGGCTCTCCCACCTGCTTGCCGTCCGCGACACGCCAACGCGCCTGCCAGGTCCGGCCGTACGCGGTGGCCTCACACACGACCTGGGTGGGGGTTCGCCGCACCACTGTGTACGTGGTGGTGGATGGACGCCCCATGGAGTACGCCACCGTGGCGACGCGGTCTCCCACCTCCAGGGCGGCCAGGTCCAGCTCATACCGGCGGCCACCCCAGGGGCGGCCGGGGACGGGGATGCGAACTACTGCCATTGCAGATACTGCCCTTCTGTGCGGGAGGCCCACGCCTTCAGCGCCTGGCCCCACTCGTAATCTGCGCGGTCGAACGGACGCGCCCGGCCACGGAGCCGGTGAGCGGCCACGTGCGGCGTACGCTGAGTCTCCGCCCTGGCCTGCCAGCGGGCCTCCAGCTTGGACACCTGGTCGTCCAGCGCGATGGCACGTTCGGCCAGCCAGATCAGGAAGGTGGTCCAGGCGCTGGACAGGGCTGCGATGAATTGCCCGTCGAGGCGGGCCAGGAATGCGGTCATGGGTAGAACGCTACATGGGGGGTCAAGGTTGCGCAAGACTGTGCATGGCCGTAGAGTCGTCCCCATGAAGAAAATCAAGCAGGTATGGCTGACCCGACAGGAAGCGGCGGAGCGTCTTCGCGTCTCCCCTCACACCGTGGACCGCTGGACCCGGGAGGGGCGGCTCACCAAGTACAAGGTGGCGGACCTCCAGTCCGTGCGTTTCGACGCGGACCAGGTGGACGAACTGGTCCAGCCCATCTCCCAGGACTGACCGTGCCCACACAGACAGATGGCCGGATCCAAGGACCCGGCCAACCGGCACTACCGACTACCTGGAGGGTAGCACAAGTGACCACATGGTCTGACCTCCCGCTCCTACCGGAGCACACCGCAGTGCTGGAGCTGGCGGCCATCACCCCGGCCACGGCGGCGGCGGCGGGACTCCGTTCGGCGGAGACCGTCACCGACCTGCCGGAGGACCTGGCGTACCTGGCCGACAAGGACGGGGTGTTCCCCGCCCTGCTGTTCCCGTGGAGGGAGCCGGACGGGACCCTCCGTACCCAGATCAAGCCCGCCGCGCCGGTGAAGAACGCGGCCGGGAAGTTCGCGAAGTACATGTTCGGCAAGGGCAACCATGCCCAGCTCACCCAGGTCCGCACGAGCACGGAGGCCACCCGCGTCCTGATCGTGGAGGGGTCTAAGCAGTCCCTGGCGGCGGCGTCCTACGCCCCGGCGGACCTGGAGGTGTACGGCGTCCTGGGCTGCATGGGCTGGATGTCGGAGGGCGTGCCGACCCCGCACCTGGCCGTGGTGGAGGACCGGGAGGTCTTCATCTGCCTGGACGGGGACGTGGCCAGCAACCTGGACGTCTACACGGCGGCGGAGAAGCTGGCCGACGCGTGCAAGATGCAAGGTGCAAGTTCCGTCTCCTTCATCCGGCTGGCCGCCGGGAAGAAGGCGGGCCTGGATGACGTGCTGGGTGCCCAGGCACCGGAGCGCCGCGCGGGGATGCTGCTGCGCATGGTCGGCAACGCCACCCGCAAGCCCGCCAACGTCAAGCCCAAGCCCCGCCGGGCCGCCCCCGTCCGGTCGGAGTCGGAGGAGACGGACCGTCCCGTCATCGCGGTGAACGGTGACCGCCACGCGGTGATCAACGACCTGACGCGGGCCATGCTCGTGCGCTGGGACGGCACCAGCCTGTTCAACTTCGGCGGGGCGCTGACCCGTGTGGAGGGCCACCAGGCGGTCCCCCTGGAGAAGGGGGAGTTCCTGGACCTGCTGGCCGCCACCGCCCAGACCGTCAACCGGACGGAGACGGCGGAGGGGGAGGTGAAGGAGACCCACGGCTGGCCGGACACCAACGTGGTCCAGTCGGTGGCCTCCCGGGGCCGCCAGTTCACCCCGCTGGAGCAGATCCAGCGGGCACCGTTCGTCCGCCAGGACGGGACGGTCTGCACTGCACCCGGGTACGACCCGGCCTCCAAGACGCTCCTGGCGATGCCGGAGGGTCTGGAGGTCACCGTGGCCGACGACCCCTCCCCGGAGGGTGTGGCCTACGCGGTGAAGTACCTGATGGACGAATGGCTGGGGGACTTCCCGTTCCCGACCGAAGCGGATCGGGCCAACGCCCTGGCGCTGGTGCTGACCCCGCTGGTTCGGGGCCTGTTCCCGCTGGCCCCGGTGGCCGTGGTCAACGGTCTCCAGATGGGCGTTGGCAAGAACAAGTTCGCCAACGTGGTCTCGCTGGTCGCCACCGGGGAGATGGCCGCCCCGCTGGGGTACAACCGGGACGGGGAGGAGCAGCGCAAGGTCATGACATCGGTCTTCCGGACCGGGCGGACCCTGATGGTGTTCGATGAGTGCCACCACCTGGAGGGGGAGCACTTCGCGCGGGCGGTCACCAGCCCCACGTACGCGGACCGGGTCCTGGGAGGGTCGGTCATGGTGGAGTTCCCCAACCGGGCCACCTGGGTCACCCTGGGCAACGGCGTGCGGGTGGACGGGGACATGGTCCGCCGGGTGTACCAGATCGGGATGCGCACGGAGCACCCCAACCCCCAGGACCGCCCGTCCAGCGCCTTCCGGCACCCGGATATCGAGGGGTGGACCGCTGACAACCGGGCCACCATCCTGGCGGCGCTGCTGACCCTGGTGTCCGCCTGGCACGCGGCCGGTCGGCCGGGGCCGGAGGGCGGGACCTCCTTCGGGTCATTCGAGGGGTGGGAGCGCGTCCTGGGCGGGATCTTCCGGGTGGCAGGCGTCCACGGGTTCCTGGGCAACATGAAGGCGTTCCGCAGTGACAGTGACTACTCCGTGGCGCTGTGGGAGGCGCACTTCTCCGGGCTGTGGGAGCAGTTCGGCACCCGGGACTTCACCACCAAGGACGTGGCCACGTGGCTGGGCCGCAACCCGGACACCAGTGAGGCCCCTCCGGGCCTGCATGACCTGGGCCAGCCCGGGTACACCCGCGCGCTGGGCAATGCCTACCTCCGCCACCGGGACCGGTGGTACGGGGGGTTCCGCCTGACCCGCGCGGAGGGCACCGGCCACGGAAAGGTAGCGAAGTGGACAATCCAGATCCACCCGGGCATGGGGGTGGAGGGGGTCCCCGCTCAGTGGGAGGGTCCCGACCCCAGACCCTCCGCTACCCCTCCCATGATCGAACAGTCTTCACCAGGAGAAACGAAGATCGTGGAGGGTCTTGAGGGTCTTGAGGGTCTTCTAACCTCCCCACATGAAGAAAAAGCTGTTAGTGAAATGTGTAATCAGGCGGTTACTGATCATGCTGACACACACGTGTTTTTTCACATGATGGGGAGGGGGGATCCTTCCCAGACCCTCCGACCCTCCCATGATCAGGAAGAGGTGGACCCCTGGTGGACCCCTGAAGCGGTCGATCCGTCCGTCTATCGGCCGGTAAACCCCTTTATGGACTACGCGGACCCGCTGGACCGGGTGTACGCCATGGCGGTCACCCCGGAGGGTCTGGAGTGCCCGGAGTGCGACCGGACCCGCCTGCCGGTGCCGCCCTCCGGCATCGGGTACGCCTGCCCGGTCTGCCAGGCCAGCATGTTCCCCGTGGGGTAGGAGGGACAGGGGGTGTAGGTGGTACAGTGCGTTCATGGAGAACGCCACCCCCTACGCCCCCGTCCACGCCCCGGATGTCCACCAGACCCTCCTGGGTCTGGCGGGCACCTACACCTCCCAGGCCCTGTACGACCGGTACGCGGGCATAGCCCGGATCAACGGCCGGACCCCCGCCCACCCGGTAGCGGTGGGCCAGGAACTGGCGCGGCAGGGCTGCACCCGCCGGAAGGTCAAGCGGAAGTCCTGCTGGTTCGTTTAACCCCCTGCTCTACCGACTGAGGAGCAACCATGCGCGTGTATGAGAACCCGCTGGGCCTGGAGTGCGTGGTCAACGCACCCCGCCCGGGAGAGTTCGACCCGGAGGTGTTCACGGCGGACTTCCCGCCCGCCCAGCTCTACG